TTCTTCTCACGGTATTTCCAAATCATGATTGTTGCCACCGCGTGCTGTCCCTTCTTAACGCTGAACCCAAGTTCTTTCCAGGCTGCGAATGTGTGGATCGGTTCAGGTTCCGGAAGCTCTACCGGCTGACCGTTTCTGTCTGTGCCCTGGAATACCCGTCCTGTTGTCCCGATTTTTCCTTCATTCATCAGATCTACGCTGGCCCAGAAAATGATTTCACTGTTAGTCATTGTCTTTTCCCTTTCCGGCTGTTTGTGGGTGCCACCCTTATCGGATGGCTGTATCATAACATGGGTGCTACCCACTTGTCAACACTTTTTTTCAAACTTTCTCAAAATCGCTGGAGCCATTGAAAAACAAGGCCGGAGTGGTTACATCTCCAGCCAAAATCAGCAAATCTCAAAAAATTTTTTTCTGTTTCTTTCAGCAGTTATGTTGCTATTACCACCTTGACAGCATAAAATTGCTATAATGAAATCTCTATGAGATCTCATCCAATCTCAAATCAAATCACCCACCAATCGCCTGCCAGATCCGGATTTTCTCCGGTCAACTGGCAGGTCTTTTTGTCGTACAGAAAAGAGTAATTATCGTGAGAATCTTACATACCGAAATAATCAGATCTCCCATCCACTCTCATCACTCTTTTCTCATTACAACCCTTCCCCTTTATTACAGAATCTTATCTGTTACCGCTGAAGGGGCATACATAGAAACAATCGACAGAGCCAGATCCCGGGGGACTGGCGGAAGGGAGGAAGCATGGCTGGATTCACGCCGGAGATGAAGCTCTGGGTACAGCTTGTCGTCGGGAAAGCGACTCGGAAAGAGATATTTGAAAAGCTGTTCCATGTCGATATAACCCAGATGACAGAGCAGGAACAGAACCGGTACGATGTCAAGATGAGCCGATGGCGGCATCATCCGGATTATCAGAAGGAATGGCTGGCAGCGTTCAAGGATCAGTGGGGAGATATCCTGACTGATGCAACAGAGGTCGTAAAGGAAGGCCTCCATGACAAGGATCAGCCGTGGAGAAGAACGCAACACGCCAACATGGCCCTGGCATACGGCACCAAGATGATCATCGGAGAAGATGACCGTGCCGTTCATGTCAAGATCGAGGGAATGCCGGAGATCGGAAGTCCTGATAGTGATGGATAATCTGGTATGAAGATTTCTGAATATCGTTCAACTATTCTCAAATGCATAGTTTAGCGAATAGTTGAAACAGCAGAATTCAGTGGTTTTAGATTGATATGGTAAGTAATCAATACCAGATTTTACTTGCCATACAGAATCAGGTACAGATCACACTGATTTATGCAGTGATATTCAGTTATTTATGCAGCCAGCGACGGCTCCCGTCCAGCGCTCCGCCCCGACCGGCAAACACAGTGACCGGCCCCGGCTCCGCCCCCCCTGGTGCAGACCCCGGGGGAGGGGGTACCCCGATCCGAACCCGGGGGATCGAATCGTGCCAGGGACTCCGCCGCTGTCGGCGCGGTAGCGATTTTAAGCCTCCACGTAGGGGCAGTAATCCCCCACGGGGCAAATTTTTGGCTTACGCTTGCACCTGCGAGAGCAGCACGGGTGCGAGATAAGTGATGGCTCTGCGGCTTCATAGTGTGTACCTCCTTTGATCGTTCCCCTTTCAGAGTGCGTGGCTTTTTTCCTTTCCCCACGCGAACCACACGCAGAGCCATTTTTTCGGAGGGAATGTTCATGGCGAACATCACCATAAATTACCAGCCAACGCCGAAGCAGGCGATGTTTCATGCGTCGAAGGCGAATGAGATTCTGTACGGCGGTGCTGCTGGCGGAGGGAAGACGAAGGCGCTGATCATGGATGCGCTGTTTCGTTGTTTACAGAATCCGGGAACAACGGCGGCGATCTTCCGGCGTTCGTACCGTGAGCTGGAGGATACGGACATCAAGGAAGCGCAGGCGAGTTACCCTGACGGCCTCGCCACGTACAATGCCGGGAGGCATGAGTACGTTCTTGTCAACGGTTCCAAGATATTATTCCGGCACTGCGAAAACGAAGCTGACCGGTTTAAGTACAGCGGTATTGAAATCCAGTTTCTTTACTTCGATGAGCTGACCTCCTTTGAACAGACCATCTACGACTTCATCAAAACGCGGCTTCGTGCAAAAAAGAGTCTCGGGGTTGTTCCGGTTATTCGCAGTGCCAGCAACCCCGGGAACATCGGTCACGGCTGGGTGAAGAAGATGTTTGTTGATGCAGGGCCGTATATGCAGATCATGGAGCAGGAGATCTATTCCGAGACCCTGCACAAGAGCCGGAAGATCCGGACGCAGTACATACCGGCGCTGGCGATGGAAAATCCGTTCATTACGGAGGATTACATTTTTGAGCTGGAACAAAAGCCGGAGGCATTGCGGAAGGCCCTTCTCGAGGGTAGCTGGCAGGCATTCGAGGGCATGGTTTTTGGCGAATGGCGCGATGTGCCGGAACACTACAAGGACAGGAAATGGACGCACGTTATCGAGCCGTTCGACATTCCCGACAGCTGGCCTCGATACTTTGGCTTCGATCACGGTTACAGTCGCCCTGCTTCGTGCGGTTGGTACGCACTTGAGCCTGGAACTGATTGCCTGATTCGTTATCGAGAGTGGTATTTATGCAAACCGCGTCAGGCGAATGTTGGCTTGGAACTGACACCGGTGCAGATCGCGGATGGCATTCTTGAACGCGAGGAATACGAAACGAAGAACAACATCCGTATCCTGCGGACGGCTGATCCTGCCATCTTTGACAAGAGCCGTGGAGATTCGGTTGCAGATCAGATGGCACCCGGGTACATGGGCAGGCATCGCGGTGTTTTGTTCAGCAAAGGGGATCACGCGAGAATCCCCGGAAAGATGCAGATCCATGAGCGCTTGCGGTTCGACGAGAACGGCAGGCCGAAGCTTCAGGTCTTCAATACTTGCAGGGAGTTTATCAGAACAGTCCCGACGCTTCCCTACAGCACGAAGAAGCCGGAGGATATCGACTCCGACGCGGAAGACCACATTTACGACGAATGCAGATATGTCTGCATGGATCATCCTGTCGCGGCAACAAAGAAACCGCCGAGGGAATACAAACCCTGGAGTCCATTTGATGAAGATTAACGGGGCGGAACCGTGCAAAAATAAAACGATAAAGGAGGCAGTCTCCCCCTGTTTACTTATCGTCCCCTCCGCCCCGTTAACCATATTTGAGGTGATTGCATGACAAACGATCAGTTGGAAAACGAACTGGAAGCGTCATTCATCTACGAGGAACAGCAGCTTGACGAAGAGGACAAGGAACTGCTCGACCTGATCTATGACCGGCTGGATATCTTCCAGCAGATGAACCAGCCGTACCATGATCAGGCGAAGAAGTGCAGGCAGATCCTGCACATGGAAGACCCTGACCAGGATGATCCGGAAACGCTGGAGCGGAACAACAAGAAGACGCTGCAGCTTCAGACGCTGAAAAGCACGATCAATAATGTGGTCGCCGATCAGATGCTCTCCATGCCGGAAGCCAAGCTGATGCCGGAAACGCTGGAGATGCAGGAAGCCGCCGATGATCTGCAGGACATCATGCACTATGTCATGTACTGTGCCAACGACTATGAGCAGATTCATTACCGCCGGTGCGAGGACTTCTACACGACCGGCACGGCGATCACGCAGGTGGCATGGGATCAGGACATGAACTACGGCAAGGGCGAGATCGCGCTGATCCGCTGGCCCCTGGAGGCTTTCCTGTGGGATCCACTGGCGGAGCGCCTGGACGACTGCCGCGCCGTGATGAAGGTGAGCTGGCATCCGCTGTCATTCTTCCGTTCTCACTGGCCCGAGCAGGGCAGGTACGTGACCTCCGAGGACAACGCGCACAATAACGTGGGCATGACCGGCGGACAGGAGGACGCGGAGCATCAGAACGACGAGAACCGCGCACTGCTGATTGAATACTGGTGGAGAGAGTACGACGCGGAGACGCGGCGGTACACCATCAATGTTGCCTACGCCGCAGGCAGCGCCCTGCTGGAAAAGGACATGGATGTATACACGCACGGTCGGTATCCGTTCGTAATCGATGTCCATGACAGCATTGAGGGCAGTCTT